CTACTTTCCGTTGTATTTTTTTTAATAACCATCACATCATTTATATGTTTATCAACAATATCATCGTCAGTGATATTATCATCAACTATTTCTTCATCAATTTCATCATATTGATTTTCTACATACACATCATTAAATTCATTTGTCGTTTTGATTTCCACAAACCTTGTATTAGGCTTATTGTCATTATAATTTAACGGAACTGTTGATTTGAAATATTTATGTGTTTTTTGTAATCTATATAAATTCTTATACATATCTGCCATATTATTCAACGATATATCTACATACTAACATTTTTTTCTTTTGTAATTATATTTTTCAATTTTATATACCCCCGGGGAATTCCCGGGGGTCATATATTTATTCAATCCATCTTTTTTCTCAGCCTTTTCCCGATCTTCAAGCAACTCTACCACGTCATCAACTTTATAGTCCAAACCTTTGGCTATTTCGTTTAATGTTTCATTCTTCTTCTTATTATTCCCAAGGAACATAATTTATCATTCTGAATCTTATTGTGATTCGATGTATCATATCCACTCATTTATATATTTTGTTTGTTTTTTTTGATTTGTTGCTATAATATCATCTTCAAGGTTTGACACAAATTTTATTTTATTAAATATAATATATATTAAAAGTAATGAATTCACTAATCATACATTTTTATAAAAATAAATTAAAAATACAAGTTGATGTTAATGTTAAATGGCATTTTAGAAGTGATATTCATAATGTTTTAAAAGTTACTGACAATAGTATTGAAGTATCATTTAATAATTTAATAAGTACATTCAGGAATATACCATTGTACATTGATGATGATTGTTATTGTGGTAAAGGTGAATTTTTATTGCCATTGCCCTTAATTGATAATCCACCCAAAACACTAAATGTAACAATAAATACAACAAATCCTATTATAATAAGTGGCATTGGCGTTGTGTATGATACTATAACATCAGAAGATCAATTTAATAAAATCTTTAGAAGATGTTATTTTATGACCAATAATTTTATCCAATATGAAAATATATATTTTGTATATCAACCGAATCATAAACAAATATTACAAGATATGATTAAACAATTCTATGATTTTTTCATGAACTGTAATAAATTTTTTGATATTGTTAATAAAAAAGTATATACACTCAATATAGTAACATCAAATGAACTGACAACTGGTGGTTTTGGAAATATTTCAAATGGTTGTTTTATATACACAAATCCAAATGATAATTATACAATAAATTTAACTAAAAACAAAGTAATATATCATGAATCATTCCATCATTTCAATCCTGGATTTGGTTTGACTGCTAAGAGTTATGAAGGTATGTGGTTTAGAGAAGGTTTTTGTGAATTCTTTTATGCTTACATTTTGTATGGTCTAAAATCAAAAGAATTCAAAAACTTCGTCGATGATCACCGCAAAGCATATAAAAGTAATAAATATAAAAATCTTACAAATCAAGATTTAGTAAATAAGTTGGAACATAATTTTAACGATGATGAGCTTCGAAATTTGCCTTATAGTCGTGGATGTATGTTTGCAGAATGGTTATATGAAAATAATCCAAATTTTTTGAATATCTATAAAAAAATCATAGTAGACATTAATAATGGAAGGAAATTTACTGAAGAGGAAATAGGGAAATTGTTAGATAGTAAACATTATAATGATTTTATTGTGAATGGAAATATTATTCCAATATTTTGATTAATTTTTATATTTTAATGTTATGAGATCAAGCCTATTAATTGTATTATGATCAGTCATTTAATTATGTAAATTGGTTCATAATATTATATCAAAGGCTTGATTCCTATTTGTTTACGTAATCTCCTAAAATTCGCGCCAAATATTGATTAGTATAATGAAAATATTAAATTGAAATCGATAGCTATATAATCGTTTTCATTTATTGCAATTATACATGTATTAATATCAACTTATTTTTTGTTATATTATTCGATATTTGTTTTTCTATTTTAAAACAATGTCATGATAAATCAAATTCTAATTCATAATATTTCTCTTTGTATATTAAATATGGTAACTCATATCCTCCCTGTTGTATTATTTCCTCTAATTCTATTTCATCGTCTAATTCTATATCTTCTTGATATAAATATATCATTGGATCATTTATATCATAATTTACTTCGCTATCTGAATCATTTTCGTGACCTCCTTCCATATTATAATCTTCATTAATATCATTATTATCATTATTATCGTCAATTAACCCTTGTCTTTCGAATTCTTTTTTTATATTTTCTTTCAATTGTATCATACCATTTAATCTACTAATTTTCTGTTTTTCTGTTTTTGGTTTGTTTATTTCATTCATAAATTCATAACATTTATCATATATTATTCTCATCTTTGGTACACTTATTTTGTAATATTCTTTTCTGTGTATATAGACATATCCAACAAGAACATCTTTTATTATTCTTTCTAACTTATCTATTTCGTTTGTTTCTATGTAATACAATACGTCTGCATGATCTGGTAATGAATTATTAATTACTTGCATTCGTGTTTTTAAATTTCCTGATTTACCCACTTTAATTAATTTTTTATCAACATGTTGTGGTCTCACTGCATACACAACACCTGTTGTTGGATACTTATCTTTTTTCATATTATTTTCCAATACTTTTATTCTATCCTTTAATTCTTTCATTTTGTCTCTCATTTTTTCATTCATTTGTAATAGTTTTTGTTTGTTCTTATCATCAACCGAATAAAAACCGAATTGTCTTATTAATGGCAATATTTTTGTTGTTAATAATTTTCTGAATTTTTTTGCTTTATTCATTCTGCTTCGTAATATTAATTCATACATACCAAATTCATTGATAAAAATCGTATTAGGTTGTAATCCTGGAAATATTTCTCTGTATGATTCATCAATATCTAGTATTCGAATTTTGTTCTCTTTTAATATATCTCTTTTAATTGTTTTCTTTGGATCTTTAATTTCTAGCATTTTTAATATATCTCTTACATTAAACCATGTGTTACCTTTTTTATCTATTATAAAATTTATATTGTCATCATCAAATTTAATCAAGTGATGTAATATATCAACAAATTCATCACCCATTTTTTTATTTATATCACTATGTATTAATGAATTAATAATTTACGTAATAATATTTCAACTTTTAGTAATAAACGTGGTGGGGGATCAGTTGTCCCCCACCTATTATATGTATAATTTACTATCTTCAACTATTTCATTCAATGTATTACTTTCTTCTTATCATGCATATAATATAATTCATTATTCTGAATCTTATTGCGCTTGGTTATTTTCCTTGAGCTTAATAGTAATCTCTTTGTATGATTTCTTTTGTTTAACCATCTTGAAAAATAATTTATTGTCTTCATCTGACCACTTCTTATTATGATTCGATATATCATATCTGCTCATTATATGTTATTTTGACATTATTATATTTTGCGTTAATGAATATATTAATGTATTGTTGTATTAGATAAGGCCTGGAAAGTGTAATACGATTAGTCATTTGAAGATGTAAAATAGTTCATAATATGATTTTCAAGGCGCGAAATAAATTAGTTACCTCATAACCTAAAATCGCCCCGAATATTGATTAACATAATGAAAATCTTAAATCGAGATCGATTAGTGTATAATTATAATCACCAATTGATAATTTTTACTTATTGAGGCCAATATATTTTTCGCTATATTGTCCAATATTTGTTATATTTATCTATCAACATAACTGTTCAATAATATCCACCAAAATCTATTAACGGACTGTGGAGAAAAGTCTGATATTTATGTGGCATATAAATTTAACATTTTTTGATAAACAAAACATTTCTGATATTTATATTGCACCTAATCGGACATTTGTTAATAAAAGGATAACAACTAAGGCATAATTTATGTTTACATTCTAACTGTATCCATCTTGTTTCATCTTCTGATGTACATATCATACAAATATCATTAATATCATATATTGACGCATTTTCATACAATTTACTCAATTTTGTTTCATTATTTGTGTTTAAATATTTTTTTATTATATCTTGTATATTACGTATTTTTGGTATCATCTTACCATTTTCATTAATGATTACATAATCACTGCACAATGTACACAACCACTCAGCAATTTCTTTGAAACCATTTAAACAACACCATTTGAATGTATAATTACCGTCTGTATATATGTTTATCCTCGCATTATTATCAGTATTTGATAACTCATATAACCATCGTACAATTTCTTTATGACCTTTTTCACAACTTAGTCTAAATGCAAAATCATCGTACGAATTTATGTTTATCTTTACATTTCCATCAACTTTAGAGAGATCATACAACCATTGTGCAATTTCTTTATGACCATGTGCACAACTCCATATGAATGCGTAATTATTGCATGCGTTTATGTTTATTTTTATATTACCATCTTCTTTGGAAAGCTCATACAACCATTGAACAACTTCTTTATGACCATTTGCACAACTACGTGTGAATGCATAATCATTGTCTGCATTTATGTTTATCTTAATATTATTATCAGTTTTAGATAAATCATACAACCATTGTGCAGTTTCTATGTGACCATTTTCACAACAACATCTGAATGCACAATCATCATTTGCATTTATGTTAACCTTGGTATTACTATCAGTCTTAGATAAATCATACAACCATTGAGCAATTTCTTTATAACCATTACTACTACTTAGTTTGAATGCATAATCATATTGTGCATTTATATTGACTTTAACATTACCATCAACCTTAGAGAGTTCATATAACCATTGAGCAATTTCAATATGACCATTTTCACAACTCTTTTTGAATGCATAATTATCTCTTAAATTGATATTTATCTTAATATTATTATCAGTCTTAGATAAATCATACAACCACTGAGCAATTTCTATATAACCATTTGTACAACTCCATATGAATGCATAATCATTGTTTGCATTTATATTAACCTTCGCATTACCATCAGTTTTAGATAAATCATACAACCATTGTGCAGTTTCTATATGACCTGTTGCACAACTTACTTTGAATACATAATCATTGTTTGCATTTATATTAACCTTCGTATTACCATCAATTTTAGATAAATCATACAACCACTGAGCAATTTCTATATAACCTGTTGCACAACTTACTTTGAATACATAATCATTGTTTGCATTTATATTTATTTTTGATTCATTATATATGGTTTTCATTGCATCTAAGTTTCCTTCTTGGCAATATTTAAGAAAATCATTATATTTATCCATATGTGTTGATGTTTTTTATTAATTTATTGTTATGTATTATAATTAGTATAATAAAAAATTGATTGTTCAAACTATTAATGAATCATAAACAAAATTGTATCCAGTAAATTTAAATCCAAATGGAATCACAAGATTTATTTACAGAAGATATTCATAACCTGGAATTTTGGGAAGAGGATCTATATGTACATAAAGATTTAAAAGAAAGAGTTAAAACAGTTGCCGACGGTACCTGGAAATGGTGTTCATTTCTTGATGTAAATAGAGAAGGGTGGCAATCCAATATATTTAGAGCGAAACTTGGTGATAAAAAAATAGCCACAAAGTTATTCTTAGATGGTAGACACATTGAAGAATATAAAACAATGATAAAATTACTTCCAGAATCACCGTTTTTCCTGAAACCATTTGCACAAACAAATGGTTTGAATCCTTTTTTAATATTTGATTGGGTTGATGGCAATCTGAGCGATTTAATTGCAGATCACATATCTTTAAAAAAACTTTTACCTGAACATGAGGACTATCCATTTAGACTAGAACTATGTGAACAGATAGCGTCAGGGTTACAGGCTTTGCATAAAGTCGGAATTAAACATGAGAATCTTCATTATCGAAATGTTTTATTCAAAATAGTTCCACCTAAAGATCCAAAAAAACATGAGTATGATTACCAAATGTTAATAGCAGATTGCAACCCACATCATAGGGAAAAATTCTGGGTCGTTACGCAGCGCACTGATAAATATTTTGCTCGTAGTAAATATCCACTCTTTACTCTGTCAGATAGAGACGATATTTGGTCATTCGGAATAATTTGTTATCAAATATGTGGTATGATATTTCATGTTCCAGAAATAACCCGGTCATATTCACCAGATGTTTGGAATGGAACATTGACATCCATTAATGTATCGTTTGGAAATGTATTCCTGAGGCCCAAAGAAAAAGAACTTTTTAAATCCTGTTTAGGATATAAAAAAAATAGACCAACTAGTACAGAGCTTGTCAAAAAAATTAATGATTTATCAAGTTTGTTTATGAAGTAAATATCTGATTTATATTTTTATTTTATTATTTTAATATAATGAAAACGAAAATAGTTTTGAAACCATTAGAGGAGTTTGCATTTATTATGTGGATAGTATTTTATGATTTTTGTACAATAGAAATATTTGAAATAATAAAAAATACATTGATTAGATTGAATATAAGAAAAACAGGAATAGTATATAGAGGTCAAACGAATGATAAAATATTGTCTGATACTAAATTTTTTACCACTTCTCCATCACAAAGAATGGCTAAACTTTTTCAACCAACAGATTGGGAAAGCATGCCAAAAAATCGCCCCGGATATTGATTAATATAATGAAATAAACAAGTTGTAATCGATACATATGTGATCATAAGCAATAATTGATTTCCATGTCGTATTGAGATCAACTTGCGATTCCTAATACTATTTGATATTTGTTTTGTTTAATTTATTCTGTATTATTTTATTTATCGTATCATCTGGATTGTCAATATATTCCTTTAATTTTATTATATTTGCATAATATGATTCTGTAGTATTATTTATAGTTTCATCGTAAACCTTCTTCAGGATTTCAATATTGATGATATTAAACTTGTGTGCAGTCAAAAGTAATAGATCATATATGTCATAATGTTTATTATATAATGCTATCTGTAACGGCAAAGCATCATCGTGTTTCGTAACAATAAGTGATGAATCAAATCTAGGATCGGTTACAATACATTCTACAATATCATAATCGCCATCGCAACAAGCATAAATAAAAAAATTATTAGAAAAAATAACGACATTATTATTGATATATTTATCAAAATCAAATCTTTTATCCTTGATTATATATTTTAATATGTCCCGATTTTTTAAACATTCAATTATTTTACACCTATCTACATCGTAATAATTTCCACAGTTTGGATAATCTGGATGAGGACGATCGTATTGTATCGTATAATAAAAATAATTATCTAAATTAGTAAATATTTCATCACATGTCTCAAGTAATTCAATCGCTTTTTTTACATCATTTTTATTACATGCATTAATAAATATATCGATGACCTCTTCCAGTGTATAGTGACTCGTAATCATATATTTTTTATTCATATCGGTTTGTATAAAGATATATTCACATTTTTAAATGTATTAATCAATGCCATCATATGTTATTCTAACTTTTTGATCAACATTTACCAAGAGTGGTTCAGTGGAATCAATATCATCATTCGCATGTACTTTTTGTGTTCGCCTTCGTTTAATCTCAAATATGACGCACAAAACAACTAAAATAAACTGGAAGCATGTTGTACCTAAATAAGGTAACCATATTGTTATATGAGATTCAGTATCTAACCACATATATGCCGTCCAAACTGCATTTCCGACAACTTGCAAAATTAAAGTAATCAAACTAATTGAACCAATATTTTTCTTCAAATAAATTTCATGAATTTGAGGAATGTATTGTAAGAAAACTGTTCCCAAACTAAAATAACCCAAACTTTTCGCCCAGATAATACATAGCTGACCGTTTTCTTCAGAACAATCTGCTTCAAAAACAGAAACAATCGACAAAATAGTTATCATTAACACAATAACTAATGCTAATAACATGATTTTGAATTCCTTTCTTTTGTGGAATGGTGTGAAACAATCTATTTCAATATAAGTTAATGCCAATGTGTAAAAAACGCAGAAGCACATGAATTGAATACCTATTTGATAAAAACTCAGTAACTTCACTGAACAATCCACAAAATCATTACATTCAAACATTATGTCTGAATAGAAAATAAAAGCATTACTTAATGATGCACATGCACCAGACAAACCAATCAATAAAAAATAATGACTAATTCCCTCGCTGGTTTTATTAGAGACAATTTTATGAAATTGAGGTAAATAAGTTATAATAATACCTACACAAATAAAAATACCGAATATAATAGCTGGATCCATATCAGACTGTTTGTTTTTTGAAATATAATTATAATTACCCCAATAACAAATTTATTCAATTATTTAACAAATTCGTCTATGTATTTATAACATTGTAAGATGTTATAATAACCCTTTTAATTGTATCTTTAGATACGTTCCTAGCAAGTGTAATATTTATAAGTATAGCAATATCAAGCCTATTTAATGAATTATGATTAATCATTCGATAGCACAAATAAGTTAATAATATTAGTTTCAAGACTGAAACGAAATAGTCATGTCAAGACACATCACCTAAAAAATCGCGCCGAATATTGATTGATACAATGATGGTCTTAAATTGAGATCGACATTTGTATAATCGTAATCACTTATTGATAAACTACATTTATTGAGATCAATTTATTTGTCGTTATATTACTCGATATTTTTTTAATTATATTGCTCTATATTTGTTTATTAAATATTGCACCTTTACCATTATATAATTGCACTTTTTTTTAGTTAATATCTATTTTTTTGATCGTTTTTTATTTGCATCCGTAATCTTTCAACAACATTCATTTTAGTTTTATCTTTCATATTATTTACATCAATTATAGTCTTAATACTATTGTAATCTTTTTCTGTAAGTCCCAACGATTTCATGTCATTAACTAACTCCATTTTTCTAAAGCAAATATACAGTTCATTGTCTGATAATAATTTTTTATCATCAATATGTTGCAGTTTTTTATTGTTATTCAAACTGTTCAACTTATAATTATTTTGATTGATTTCTCTGATTTTACTGTATATAGTTCTTAATCCATTTTCATTATTGAATTGTACTTGACTATAATCTTGAAGTAACAACATAATTTTATCATACAAATCTTTTATATTATTATATTTAATTGTATCCTCAATACTAACTTTAAAATTATAATCTTTGTATTGTAGACTATTGCAACAATTTTTTATTTCTTCATACAATTTTTTATTTTGTATTTCATATATATTTATTTCTTGTTGTTTTCCATCTGAAATCGTATTTTTTTTCTTAGAAGTTTTCATTACATTTATTGCCAATTCGTAAATATTATCAATATCTCCTTGTGAAATATCGTAAGTATGCCAATTCTTTGTTTGAATAAATAGAGGTAATTTTGTTTCATCAGTGTACATATCTTTATAATGTATTATTAATATATTTTCATGATCATAATTTTTTAGCGCGTAACCATATTCAATCATAACATGTTCATTAAAAGTTGTTCTATTGTTCACATTATCTACATAATCTGGTGTTACATCAACAATGAAAATATCAGTTTCATCTATTTGTTCAAATATTTTTTTATCAAGATTTATAGCTCCAGGAGCATCTTGTGGATCTTGTATTTTTATATTTTTATTTGCCTTTAATTTTTCCACAAGTGAATTGTAAAAATCCATAACAATATCATTACGTGTACTGTGTGCATAAAAGATGTTCACCATTTGTGTGTTTATATAATGAGTGTCTATATTTTTAATATTTATGTATGTACTCTTATGTTTTAAATCGATTTTGAATCAATTTTTACTATTAAAAATCGATAATCAAAAATATAAATTTAGCTAATTTTGAAATAGAATTATTTTTGTTATTATTAAATATGAAATATGAAATAATTTCCTTAGGCAGTTTCCATCATATATTTATTATAATTTTTAACTACTTTATTTACATCATTCAAATTCGCTGTTTTAATCATTAATATTAAACTCTCAATCCAACTTATAAATTCACTCACATTGTTAATATTTCTATTATCATTATTATAGAAATTGAATGCCGAATTACTATCTAATAATTTTGTATTTTCATTACAAAACACACAAAATTTATCAAAATTCATCTCATTTTTTATAACTCGTGGATCGTTATATCTATCAAACTCTTGTCTTATTCCCTTTACTAATTTATATTTAACTTCATCGTTTGTTAATCCAGTCGGGTTAATCATTTGTTTTATTTTTGTATGTAATGGATTCATATTGTAATATATTTTTATCCTATTAACTTTTATATTTCAATTTTATAAGTTCAACGTATTTAATTAAATATTAGTAGTATGTTATTAAATTAAGGCCTCAACATTATATTATGATTAGTCATTTGAAGATGTAAATTGATACATAATACGACTATCGCGTTCTAAAAAAATGAATTCATTGGGTGATCTCTTTAACCCCATATATTGATCTGTATAATGAAAAATCAATTTATTTGCTATTTTTTATCTTTAAGTTTTTCTTAAAGTCTTTTTTAGAGCCCTTTTTAGAGCCTTTTTTAGAGCCTTTTTTAGAACCTTTTTTAGATCCTTTCTTTGAACCTTTCTTTGGAAGCCTTTTAGGTGTATTTTTGACTACTCTTATTTCGTATATATCTTCTGATTCCTTCATATTTGCATAATAATCTTTCTCAGCTAATTTAAATGTTTTATCCTTCAATTTAGTTAATGGTATCGAATACGAACCATTTGGCATCATTCCATCACTCAATGCAATGACATATCTAATTTGAGCTAACATTTTTATTACTTCTGATGGAGTATACACATCTTCATATGAGTATTCAGGATCGATACTTTTCAAAATTTTAGAGTATAAATCACATAACACATCGCTAAACATTTTGTTGATACTATATAATGATAAAAAAACCGTATCAATAATTTATTTAGCCATAAATTCATCAACTTCAGTATATACATCTATATTATCTATCAATTCATTTACTTGTTCAACCGGTACATTATACATTATAGCTAATTTTGCTAATTGTAACGCTCGTACTTTACAAACTGCATTTTTATATTCCAATGTATTTCGTATATCACCATGTTTATAGTGTTCATTTGTATTGTTATTATTATTTTCTTCAGAACTTTCGTTGGAAAAATCTGAATCTGTTAATGTATCTGGCAACCCATAATTATCACTATCTTCGTCTAATTGACTCAATCTATGAGGAACAGTTTTATTTGTTTCAATTGTGTCATTAATGACATTTATTGATTGTTCAACTGTTTTGATGATATGTTCTAAAGAACACTTAAACACTTCCTTCCATTGAGATTTATATCTAAATTCGTACAATAATGATTTTACGTTTAATTCCACTGAAACAGGTTGTTTAACTTCTTTATACCATATGATTTCCAATTTATCTGCCATTCCTGTATTATATGAATTTAAACGTTCATTTAAATCATTTGTTACACCTATTTTATATAAATTATCAAATGTTTTATTAATTGGAGCAAAAATATAAAAAATTCCTCCCAATGGAAATCTTTCTTTCTGTTGATTTTTTAATAATATTTCTATTGTTGTGTTTTGTTTATTAAGTTTCTCATTTACTTTTCTCATTTCTTCTGTATGTGATTCATGTAGTTTGTACATACCTGTTTTACGTATTGTTGGCAATACATCGAATGTTACCCATTTTCTAAACTCTTTCGCTTTTTTTGTATTACCATTGAATGCTATTTGATATAATCCGGCTTCATTTATAAATATTGAATCCGGATGCATATTTATATACACATTGGATGTTATTTCACTTAATGGTTTTCTATACTCTGAATCAATATTGTCTCTTATGGCTTGATCAGTTTTAACATATTCCAATACTCGTGCTACTTTTGAAGCTCTAAACCATGGTTCATTGTCTTTGTCATAAATTACCATAATTGTTGTATTATCATATTCAATGAAGCCATTAAGCAAATCAGCTAATATATTCATTGTGTGTTTTTATAATGATCATTTTTATATTTAATACCTAATAATTAAAAATTCAACTTTTTTATAATCCCCCTTTGTGATGGGGGGTTATAAAAAAATTGAAATTGATATATTGAAACTATATTTTATTACTTTTTCCATTTTATCAGCCTTCTCCATATTCTCTGACGAATTTATAATATAGTCAATATCATAATTCAAATCCTTGACTATTTCACTTAATGTTTCATCCTTCTTTTTATTATTCCCAAGGAACATAATTTATCATTCTGAATCTTATTGTGCCTGGTTGTTTTCCTTGATCTTGATAGCAATCTCTTTGTATGATTTCTTTTGTTTAATCATCTTGAAAAATAATTTATTGTCTTCGTTTGACCATTTCTTATTATGATTCGATATATCATATTTACTCATTTATATGTTATATTTGATCGCTATAAATTAAAAAATATTTATAAATAAAATTTAAGCAAATTATCTTTTATTTGAAGCTCAAATTTGTATGTCCTTGACGCGTCACTTGGATCTATTGTAAATCCTACATAATTACATTTTGCAAACGTAAAATATTTCATATTCTCTTCAATTTTATTTTTAAAATCTTGGTTACATGTCCCTACAACACGACCGTTTATCGCTTCCATATGAGGAATTAAATCACTAAATATTTTGTCAAATTTGATGTGAGTATTTTCAATAACACTTTTTATAAAAAATTTTAAATCTCCAATTTGTTGATTTTCGCTACCTTTAATCACACTCACACGATAATTTGTATAATCGAATGGTAAATTAGTTTTATCACGATCATCACAACATATCGATATAATTTCTTCTTGTTCTTTGACAGCATGAGCATAACCGAGTTCAAATAATACATTTGGATTTTGACATTTACGTTTATCATTAGTTGTATCATGATAGTTGATAACTGACATATCACATATAAATATGTCACAATTTTTTATTTTTTGTTTAATTGTCTCGGGAATGTTTGGTGATCCACTAACTTCACGTGTTGCTTCATCATATATTGCAATATCTTTACACGCTTTTTGTACTATATTTTTAAAATCATTAGGTATATCACTTTGCCACGAAAAAAAGAGAATCGGTAATGTCATAATATATTCATTTAAATTATTCGTCATGTGTACTAATTTTATTATTTTATTATGATTTTTTTGTCAATTTTTTTAACTGTTATCTCACAAAAAATCGCACCGAATATTGATTCTTATAATGAAATAAATAAGTTGAAATGAAATCACTGCATCTATAATCATGAACAGTTATTGAGAATCACGTGCATTGAGATCAACTTGCGATTCCTTATATTATCCGATATTTGTTTTGTTTAATTTATTTTAATATTATTTTATTTTAGTCTTTTTTCTAATTTGTTAGTGACATTATAAATATCATAAATTCAATCATGTTATCTTATGAGATTCTAACTTTTTGATCAACATTTACCAAGAGTGGTTCGGTGGAATCAAAATCATCATGTCTCATGATAAGTCATTGATCACAAGTATAATTGTATTCTTCCATTTTATAACATTACAATAAATGCAAAACAAATCTTTAAATTACTCAACGCTCAATACATTACGACCGGAAACATATTAGTCACGTTATCACCTACATTTTTCATATATTTTGATCTAAATTCTTTTAGATTATCGTTAAATATTTTTCCGATATATATATATATATACATGACATCCATTATTGGAAATAAATTAATGAGAGCAAACGATTTTTATGAAAAATTTTATAAACTAAATAAAGAAAAAATAATTTTTAAATCATTAAAAGATCACAGTGTTGATATTAAAAAAGTCGATGAATATATAAATTATTGTCCTCCAGAATTTGAAAAGCTCATTAGATATATTACTACAAAAGTTGTGTATACATCTCTAGACAATTTTTTAATTAAATTATATGAATGTTATGACGATTTACTTAAAATTATTATTGACAGTAAAATAAATTATATTTTGGAAATTATGAGCGATGTCACTAAATCAAATTTTTGGTTAGCATTGTTATTTTTTAAATATATTGAAGAAAGGAACTATACATATATATTTGATAAAATACTTATTAGTATATGTAATCTTTGTGTATATCAAACAAATAAATATGATACCACTAATTATAAATTTATATATATCGATGATTGTTCATATACAGGAGGACAGTTGAGAGGACATATTAGACAAGATTCAATTGTTGTAGTTCCATATATATCTGAAACAGCATTGGAGAAAATAAGCGAAAAAAAAAGTCACATAATATATAAAACAAAAATTGAGAAAGTGTTTAATGATATTCCCAATGAAGAATTTAATAAATATTACAATATATTTTATCTTGACGGTACTGAATTTAAAAGTATATTAAGTTTGTTTAATATTTATGCTAATAATTATTTACAATATTTTCAACATAAGTTACCAGACGGAACATCAATTCCACAATATTTTTTATTATATGCACCAATTAAAACAAACTATAAAATATTAAAGAATGATAAAAAAATAGAATTATCCCCTGTTAGAATATTAAAAAAGAATCCTGCCTTTTATATAGATTGGATAAGTGATTGTTATACTGATGAAACTAGTGAAACTAGTGAAATTTATAAAAATTTACATGATGAAAATAATTATAAAATATATGAAATTAAAACTGATAAAAAATGCATAAATTTATTGAAAAACTGCGAAAAACAATGTTTAGAAATTAAAAAAGATTATAAAGGTGATGAAAACTGTATTACACCTCCTTATAAAAATATAGTTTATGATTTTTCACTCTACAGCTCAATTGAAAATCTATTAGACCAGCAAAGTGGTGGCTACAACAAAAATTATAAAAAAAAATATTTAAAATATAAATTAAAATATATTAATCTAAAAATCGCCCCGAATATTGATTCATATAATGACAATCATAAATTGAAATCGATATTTGTATAATCATTTTCATTTGTTGATTATCATTATGTATTGAGATCAACTTGTTTTTTTATTATATTTTTCTATATTTGTTTTATTAATTAAATATTACCTTATCATTTCCATAAATTTATATATAGTCACTAAATTCTGTGCTTTCATTTTTTGTATAATTCTTGTATTCGATGGAGCCTTGATAATATATTATGATAAGTCATTTAGAGTTATAAATTGACTCATAATATGATTTTCAAGGTTTTACAAAATGCGTTTATTTATTATATTTTGTACTTAAAGATTCCATCTAAAGGATATAGATTGATTAAATAAGTTTTTGAATTTATTTAATGGATCAATAATATCAAGTCTGTTATATGTATTATGATTAGTCATTTTACAACATTCATTTATTCATAATATGATTTTCAAGGCTGAAAATATATTCGTTCATATCATCTCTTTTTTAGACACATATATTGATTAATATAATAAAAATCTTAAATTGATATTAATAACTTTATAATCATAATCATTTATTGAATATCATTATATATTGATATCGATTAATGTTTTACTATATTTTCTATATTCGTTTCATTGTTTTTAACTTATTTAGTAAGTTTCATCAATCTTTGTAATAAATTAAATGTGAACTAATAGTTCATTTATTTTTTTCTTATTTTGTTCTATGTCATTTTGATTTATGTATTCTAAGCCTCATTTTTGTTGTGTTTGGTATGATTCAGGATAACTATCCCAATTGTGAATCGAAGAATGTTTTTCAACAAATTCTCTCATTGCATCAATACACAGTTGACTATTTAAATATTCTGCATACTTTTTCAAATATTTTTCTTCAGATACTTTCCATACTTCACAACCAATTTCATATTCTTTACTTTTACGAAATTGTTCATTCCTTTCCTTTATAGCTTCACTCATATTTTCAGCAATTTTATTTTTCCATTCTGTTTTATCTATTTTTATTAAAAATAGATTATAAGCATAATAATGTTCATCACTATTAAAAAAATTCGATGAATTAAAAGATGGTTTTCACTTTTGTATTATTTATTATAAGATTTATAATACTAAATTTAAATTCTTATTTTTTCAATTTTTTAATAATTATAATGACGATCAAGCCTATTAAACATATTATGATTAGTAATTTGATGATATAAATCAATACATAATATGATTTGCCGGTTTCATTGTGACTCAATTATATTTGTTTACATTTTATCCTTTTTATTGCTCCATATATTGATTGATATAATAAAAATCATACATTGAAATAGATATTTGTATTATCACTATCATCAATTCATAAATAAATTTATTAAAATCTCTTTATCTGTTATCACATTTGTCTTATTCAATATTTATTTTATCATATTTGTCTTAATTATAAAATCCTTTTAAGTTTATAACTCATATGACTTTCACTTAACCCTTCTAATTTACCATGTTTTAAGCAACAACGTCCTGAACCACATATTGTTTCCATGAGATTGAAATCCACAAGTGCGGAAAATCCATTACCAAAACAATGATAAACAATTTGGCTGTCACGTTCTCCTTTTAACTCTTCTTGATATTCTTTTTCAATTAATTTACTTTCATTTTCGGATACTTTGATCCAATCATTTTTAAACCAATACCAAACTGGTTGTGATTTTAAGGTTGTCATGAATGCAAATAATTATATCTTTTATTATATTTATGAAAATAATACATAACAAGTATTAATATATTCAATTTTATTTATTTTTGAATTTATTAAATTGAATTATTATTAATGATATCAAGCCTATTTAATGAATTATGATTAATCATTCGATAGCACAAATGGGTTAATAATATTATTTTCAAGGCTTAATCCTTATTAGTTATGTTATTACCTAAAAAGCCCCCAAATATTGATCCGTATTATGAAAATCTTAAGTTGAAATCAATAGCTGTGTAATCATAATCATTTATTGATAGTTTTAATTTTTTTGTGTGTTACCTATTTTTTGTCAACAATCATTTTACCTTTCCCTCCACAATGACACAGTATAACAATGTTTAGGATTTATAGATTATTATAACAAAATACTAAAAATTGAAAATTTTTAATATTTGCAAGCTGTATTCGACAAGATATTATGTATCAAAACTACATTTATTAAGAGCTTCAAGCGAGTAATAAGAATAATTATTAGAAGTTTACGTATAATAAATACATATTTTAAAAATATGCAACAACAAACTGATGTCAATGAAGATGGATATACAAATTATCATATTATAGATACCATATGTGATTATGATTGTGCGCCAATATATAATGATTCAACCAAATATCGATTACACAAATATGGTGGTCATATATATTTGTATATGATCTATTGTAGTAATAAATTGTGCGGCAGTGAATTATTCAAATATCAAAAAGATGGTTTAGGTCCATTGCTGAGATGTTATTCTGATAGAATAATTAAAAATATTAATCTTAAAACAGAAACACATAGTGAATCCATTGCTGATATAATTGGAGATAAGTTGATATGTAACACATGTGGTAATGTGATAAGTGACTCAAAATCAATATATACAAAAAAAAATGTTGAATATAATCATTCTGAAAACAGGGAGTCATACGAATTACAAAAAAGTTAATAACAAAAGTAATAAGATTAAATTATTTTTCTGTGATTTTTAAGGTTTTATTATTAAATTAGTTGCTTTATTACTTTATAAAGCCCCGAATATTGATCCGTATGATGATAATCATAAATTGAGATCAATAGGTATATAATCATAATAACCAATTGATAGATTATAATTTATTGAGGTCAACTTGTAATTCATTATATTATTCGATATTTGTTTTATTTATTGAGTAATCACATAAATAAAATCACACTTTATTATCCCAATTTATCACCGCTTTTGTTACCCATTATTTTCATCTTCTTTTTTCTATTTTTTTCTATTTTTTTTCATCCGATCATTTCTTATTATGATTCAATATATCATATTTACTCATATGTTATTGTTGATATTTGTTGGTAATAATTTTACCATATATATATATTTAAAATGCCACCAAGACCATTTCCCATCAACAATAACCTTATATAATATGTTTGTTTCTTTGTGTCTCCAATATTGATCCGGATTTTCCATATCATCTTCATAAAAATCATCATGTCTTACAATAGGCCATTGATCACAAGTATAGTTGTATTCTTCCATTTTGCAATATTACCATAAATACAAAACAAATCTTTAAATTATTCAGCGCTTAATCAATATTTGTTTTGTATTCAATATCACAAAATGAAATTATTAAACTAGATATTTTAAATATTATCAAATGAATTAAATAAATTAAACAGTTCACATATTTTACTTTTAAAATCAACTTCTGTTTCTTCGTACCCTATGGCAAACCTAAGCCAAATACCCTCTCGATTTATTTTATAATAATTATCTATCGAATCATATTTATGTCCGAATGATGTCTTTAATTCGAATTTAGACGATTTAATTATTTTATCTATTAATTCATACAAATCCTTCACAAATACTTTGTTAGTCATTTCTCTAAAAATTGGAGCCCGACAATGTATATTTACTACGGGATATATTTTTTTAATATAATTCCCATAATCGTTATGTTGCAAACTTGCATGGTTTATAACGTCAATATCATATTTATCACTGATTTCCTTCAATGTATTAATCGCGCTAATTGTTCTTTCGTGTGCCCTTATAGCTCTATTTTCAAGAGAATTTATTCCTTTAATTATCAAATCAGCATATACATCCGGAAAATGTATTCCCATGTAATTTATTTGATTATCAATTTCATCATGTAATTCAACTAAATCATCTTTAACATTTATTACTCCAGAAATACATTTTGTATCACTTAAATATTTTGATCCCGAATCGATGACAATATTTGCACCATACAAAAACGGATTGAAAAGTAATGGTGATAAAAATGTATTGTCAACAATAACATAAATGTCTTTTAATATTTTATATTCATTGAATATACTCCAATCAATCATTTTTCCATTTGGATTAGATACAGATTCCATGTATATACACCCAATTGTATCTTTATATTTTAATATATTTTTGATTAATACCGGTCTATTTGTGACATCAAAGTAAACAATATCAACATATTCATAGTCTTTGAATAGTTTTTTAACAATATATGTTCTCGTTCCAGAAAATACTTCGTCAGAGACAAATATGGTAATGCGGTTTTTATTTTGTTGATTTTTTTTCATCAATGTAAATATCGCTTTAAACGTAACATAAATCGCATTAATACCAGAAGATGTTAGTTCGCAATAACCAGAACCATATAGTGATTTTATTAGATTGGTTGCTTCACTTCTCAATTTACTTTTTGTTCTTTTATAGTTTTCTTCCTCATATATATCAATCGTTCCCAACAAATTTGTATATGTTTCTGACATAAATTATTTTTATCTAGAATTACTATGAAGTATGACATTTTAATTAATAAATTATCAATTTTTAAATGTTTTGATATCATAAAATTATACTAATGTATATGATATAAAGCCTATTAAATGAATAATGAATTATGATTTATGATTAGTCGATCAATGATGTAAATCAGTTCATAATTTGATTTTCAAGGCTTGATTTGAGTTAGTCACATCATTATTTAAAATCGCCCCAAATATTGACTCGTATAATGAAATCATAAATTGAGATCAATATGTCTATAATCGTAATCGCCTGGTGATAAATGAAATATATTGATATAAATTTATTTGTTGTTATATTAATCAATATTTGTTTTATTCACTGTTATTATTTTTCTATTTTTAATTTCGTATGATGAAATTTTCTTGTGAAAATATCCCAATTTGTCACTCAAATTATGAATATATGTTCGCGTTAATTATTGCAAACTATAATTTATTGAGATAAATTTGTTTTATCTGTTATTGTTAATATAATGATGTTATAAATTTATGATTTCATTTTGATATTTTCATCTAATGATAATTCTTTTTTACATATTTCAAAACATGGTATTGGATTCATTACATACTCTTTCCCATTTTTATGTGTAGGTTTTATAAATATATACTCGTTATATTCAATATTATCTACATCGTTCATTTCAAATGTATATTTCAATCTATTTAATGTATTTAGTAAACTATTTTTTGCTTTACTATAATTTGAAAATATTCCTATTATGCAATTATTTTTATAATGCACTTCACCATCAACATCGTTACATTTATACACTATGTACAATACCATTTATATAGTTTGTTATCATTTTATATATACATATATAAACTAGATTCTCCACTAGTAGATTAAATATATCATGTTATAGTCTATTTTTTCAAGCCTATTAAACGTATTATGATAAGTCATTTGAAGATGTAAAATGATACATAGTACGATTCAAGGCTCGATTAGTATAATAAAAATTATGTATTAGGATATCCAATTAACAGTTTTAATACATTGTGTAATTTAAATATTTGATCAGATTTCTAAATAAAAACTATTTTTATAAAAATCATATAAACCGATTTCATCATATAAATCCATGTAAAAATTTCCAAACATTTCACATGTCTTATCGTAATGTATTAAAAATACATGAATGAAATTTTTCAATAAATCATTTTTCATTTTGTCCACAATTTTTAATATTTCCGTTAAATTCATTTCATTTTTGTTTTTTGTTTCATTGTATGCATTAATCAACATTTTTTTTAAATCTTTTACGTCTTTGACTTTAATTTTTGAAATTATATCTTGAGATTTTATATATCGTTTATATTTTACTTTATCTAGATCATTTTTTGTATCATTGTATGGTCTAAATCCATATTTTCCATACCATGTATTCCCATTTAATAAAAAATACATGGGTGCTAAATGTATTGTTGATGTTGTGCATATTTTATTTGAATTATCTGTTAATATTATTTTGTTTATTTTATATTTATCCTTATGTGTTTTAAGAAATTCAATCGTCGTTTGTAATAAAATGCTTCCAATACCACCTACATTGTCGGGTAATAAATTGTCTTTAACACATTCCGGAAAATTATATATACCCTGCAATATTGCAAGTTTTAATGACGAATCAATTATTATAAAAATACATTCATCCATTCCGTTTGTTGTATACACTTTTATTATAATTAAATTGTCCTCTTTTGTTTGTTCGAAATTAAATATATGTTCCTTGTATTCAAATTTAATTATTTTTTCCTTAGCACCTCCATTAAATTTATCGTTTATTATGTTTTTTAGTAAATTATTTGAATTAAAATATAAATAATTGTTATTGCAAATTATACGTGCAACATCAAATGCCTTATATGTATTAATTCGTCGTAATATTGTTGTAATATTTTTAATCTGTACTGACGTCATTGTATTAATTTATGTTGATATAAATTTTTTTCTTGTTTATTTTGTACTAAAAAATATAGAAAAATTATGTTATTTATTTCAAGCCTGTATTTTCATATTATGATTTGTCATTTGATGATGTAAATAGTTCATAATATGATTTTCAAGGCTTATATTGTTTTGATTTATTTTTTATTCTTGCCAATTTTGGTTTGTTTTGTTTTGTTTTGTTTTGCTTTGTTTTGTTTATCAAAAAAATGGGACAATATTCTTTCTATATTTAAAGCTGCATTAGTTACATTAGGTTATCAACTAAAATCGCCCCAAATATTTATTAGCATAATGAAAGTCTTAAATTGAGATCAATATTTGTATAGTCGTAATCACCTATTGAAACCATAATTTATTGAAATCAATTTATTTATAATTATTCCATTCAATATTTGTTTTGCCAATAAAAAATGAAAATAAAAATATTTTGATTAGTATCAAATAATGTATTACCATAAAATAAATATATATATGAAGTGTGGAGCGTGTAATACAGTTAGTTCAAATCATGGACTCATAAAAAGATTTACATGTGATCATCTTTTTCATGAGATTTGTCTTGGTGATAAAGAAATTACATGTCCTATTTGTTCTTTTGTACAGAAAGATAATCAAAAAATAAATCTAAAAACTTATTGTTCGGCATGTACTTCAAAAATCGAAAATGTCAACGATAAAAGAATTTTTAATTGTGATCATATTTACCATAAACGCTGTTTGGGAGATAATGAAATAAATTGTCCATGTTGTTAATAATTTTATAAATATCATTATACAAAAATTTTGCAATTTGTATTCAATGGATGGTAAAACTTTAATAAATTATACTTTGACTTACAAAAAATTTATCAGAAAAAGAACATCATAAATAAAAAAAGTTGAAAATTAAAAACGATTGATTTGTTCTTTTTATTCCAATATTTAACTTAATCAGGGTAGACAATAAATTAATTAAAAACATATTATGATGCAATTAGAAAAATTGCATTGTCTTGGACATCAATTATTACAGAATTTGAAAAACAAAAACGAGTACTAAATGACATGTCATTTTGTCCATCGAGTGGTTTCATTGTTTGTCCTTTACCAATGTTCATTAATGAAAGAACAAACAGTGGAATAATTGTTTGTATGGCGAATGGTATAATAACAGAATTAGCAACACCATTTGGACTTATTAGATTATTTGGAGGTCCCGGAGGTGAAACTTTACGGGATCAACAAGAGGTGACTAACAATTTTATGAGAGAATTTGTCTGGAAATTACAAAAAATAAATTTAGAAATGTATGAACATAAAAGCTACATTGAACGATATGAAGTTGTTAGCATTAATGATGTTAAACTACCAGAATTTTCTAATTTTATGCCGTTCAAGGAAAGTTTGAATGATAAAGAAAATTTGAAGAAACAGTTCAATGAATTAAGTTCAGGTAAAAATTCATTTTTGTGAAAATATTTTATTTATTTATTAATTTACTCAACATTATTTATCTATTTCAATAAAATAATATTCAATTTTTTGTTTTATGATTTCAAGCCTTGAAACAAAGAAATCGCCTGTGTTGTTAATAATTTTATAAATATCATTCTTTCTGCATAATTCATGTAATATATACATTATATTTGTTTACTTGTTATTATTTATATACGTTATGCATTTCAAAATAAATCAATCAAATTTTATTATATAATGATATCAAGCCTATTAATTATATTATGGTTAATCATTTAGTGGTGAACAATGATACATAATATAATTATCAAGGCTTGATTTATAATTAGTCACCTTATCGCCTAATAATCGCCCCGAATATTGATTAGTATAATGAAAATCGTAAATTGAAATTAATATTTGTACAATCGTTGTCATTTGTTGATAAACGTCATTTATTGAGATCAATTTATTAGTCGCTATATTATTCGATATTTGTTTTATTATTTTTTATTGCTGCGATTTTCCGAATTAATTTTTTACTCACTTTAATGAAATGATAAATAAAAATTCTCATTGTGATTTAACAATTATGTTGCATCATTAATTTTGTATATTTTATTGCATATTTTAAATATTTTAAATGATAATATGTTGGATCATTATAACCTCCGAATTGATCATATTTATCTTCTTCCTCTTCAATTTCAAAAATTAATCCATATATATCCTTTTTATTCGCATCTATTTTTGTGTCTGATTCTTCCAATGTTCTTGATAAATCGACAATTTTGTTTTCATCATGTATCTTTTTACATTGATCACAAATTTTTCTTTCCACTATATTTGTACATGTTTGAAATGCTGTTATTATTTCCTTCAATTGACACTCATAATATTCTTTTTTGTCTCTATATCGATATTTATTTAATGCTCCTTTTATACATAATTCAACACCATGTGGATCATCCACTTTTATGGCATATATAATTTTTATATTATTTGCCAATGGTGTGTTATATGGATTCTTCCTTATTTTCATTTCATCAGTTTTTCCTATTTTGTACTTATCCTCATCATTTGTACCTTTATATTCTATTGGCTGAACAATATATACAATACCACCTTTAGGAAATTTAATTTTTCTTTGATTGTTCCTTAATTTATCATTTTCAATTTTGACTTTTTCATATTCTTTATTTAACTCATCAAATTTCTTTTTATTTTGTTCCTGCAAAATGTATGAACCTGTTGTTCTAATAGATGGCAATACTTGTTCATATATCCAATCTTTAAACTTTTCTGATTCTTTACCTTTACCATTACTCAATAATTCATATAAACCACCTTCATTAATGAAAATTGCATGTGGTTGTGCATTCGGAAATAATTTGTCATAATCATCGACAATTTCATCCAGTCTTGCTCTACGTTTGTCTGACACATTATTTCTAACAGCGTCGGTTGGATATTCATAGCCCATTATTTTTGCTATTTGTGCACCAGAAAACCATGGTTTTGATTCATCATCAAATATTATCATTATTTCCTTTCCCTTATATTTCAATACATTGTCAAATATATCTATTATTGTATCAGACATTTTATCGTAATTATTAATCAAAGTCAATTATTATGTTATTTATGTATTATTCAACTTTTTAAGGGGTCTAGAAGGGTACGAATTTTTTTCGACCCCTTGTTGTTATGAATTTTTAGATAATTTGCATACAATATTTATTGAGATCAATTTATTTGTCATTATACTTATCAATATTTGTTTTATTTACTCTTTTTAGCTTGTTTCTCAGCCTTTACTCTATCCTCTAATAACTCGATCACGTCATTAACCTTATAGTTCAAATCGTTGGTTATTTCGTTTAATGTCTTACCTTTCTTGTTATAGTGCGCATAATTCATTATTTTGAACCTTATTGCGCTTGGCTTACGTTTTAGCCTGACAGCAATATCTTTATACGATTTCTTTTGTTTTATCATTTGCATAAATAATTTATTATCTTCATCTGAAACTTCTTATTATGATTCGTAATGTCATATTTGCTCATTATATGTTATTTTGACATAATTTTATTTTGTTATGTTTTATTGATAAATAAATTAGTGTATTACCGTCATGTGAAGTAAAGCCTATTAATTATATTATGATTGATCAATTTAAGATGTAAAATGATACATAATACTATATTCAAGGCTCGAATCTAATTATTCGCGTTATCACCTAAAATCGCCCCACATATTGACTAATATAATGAACATCATAAATTGAAATCGATAGCTATATAATCGTTTTCATTTGTTGTTAGTATTTATACATTGAGATCGATTCATTGTCCATTATACTATTCGATATTTGATTTATTTATTTTAAAATCTTGTTATAATAAATCAAATTTTAATTCTAGATATTTCTTTTTATATATTAAATATCCAGGCAACATATCCCTATATCCACCTTTTTGTATTATTTCATTTATTTTATTTTCTGATTCATCATCTGATTCACTGTCTGATTCATTTTCTAATTCGTCATCCGATTCATAACCACATAACTCATCAAAATCTTCTTCATCAATAATTTCAGCCTCCATTTTCTTATTTATATCTAATTCATTAACTATTCTATTGATTTCATTCTCTTTATCGGGTTTTTTATCGATATCTTTGTTTTCATAAAATTTTACACACGATGCTATCTCATTAACTATTTCGTTATATGAACATTTAAAATATTCCTTTCTGTCTTGTATACGATATTCGTCCATTTTTTTAATTACACATTTTTCTATTGTATCTGGATCATCAACATATATTGTTTTTAATATTTGAACTCTATTTTTACATGCTGTATCATATGGTGGTTTACGTTTATTCATATCTTTTTTTGTTTTGCCAAATTTAATATATAGTTTTTCATCTAAATTATAATTTATCTTATTTGTTATTGTTCTCAAAATATAAACCATACCTCCTTTTTTATATTTCGGTTTTTTCAAATTATGTTCAAGTATGTCTATTTCATCATCTTGTTCATTTATTGTTTTATTCAAATCATGAATTCTAATATTTAATGTATCAATTTGTTCTTTTAATGGATGAGTCAATTTATATTCACCATATTTTCTAATCGATGGCATTATTTCTTGTGTAACCCAATCAGTTATTTCTTTTGCTTTTTTATTTCTACTCTTGAAAATTAAAGAATACATACCCGCTTCATTTACAAATTTGGTATGACCTTGGACATTTTTATATAATGTTTTATAATTTTTTACGATATCTTTTAAGTAATAAATATCTTTTTCATTTACATTGTTTCTTAATGCATCATGAATATCTCCATATTCTAAAAGTTGACATAATTGTTTCGCATGAAAATAAGGTTCTGTTGTTTTTGTTGAAAATGCTATATATACCGTATCATTATTGTATTTTAGTAGATGATTTTGAAAATCGATAAATTTTTGTGTTATTGTTATAAATATTGTATCAAATCAAATTTAATTTCTAAATATTTTATTTTGTATAACAATTGCAATATTGAATATACAAAATCTTTATTTTTTTCTTCTGTTTGTTGTATTATTTCTTCTTCTATTTTCATATTTGACTCATCATCTGATTCTAAATCTGAATTAGGATCATCCTTTGTTTCATTTATGTTATTACATTTATTACTATCTAATATATTAACTAACATCTTTTTAATTATGTCAAGATTTGAATCATTTAATTTATTTATTTTTGATTCAAATTCGTTTATTTTTAATTTTGTTTCATTAATTTGTTTTTTTAATGGATGTTGCATTTTGTATTCACTATATTTTTGTATTTCAGGTATTATTTTATTATTTATCAATTCTTTTATCTCTATTATATGTTCACTTTTACTATTAGCAATCAATTCATACATTCCTTTTTTATTTACAAATTTAGTCTTTCCTGACATGTTAAATATCCGTTTGTAATTTATGACAATATCTTCCAATTTGAATACATCTGAATTATCTAATATTTTTATTTCATTATCACGATCATCATATTCCAACATTCTACTTAATTGTTCTTTATGAAAAAATGGTTCAATTGTATTTGTTGACATTGCTAAATATACATTATTGTTTTCATATTGAATTATGTGTTCATTAAAATCAACAAATTTTGTAGTCATGTGTTTGATATTAATTTATATATTCTTTATATTTGTAAACATAAAGAATAACAGTATTTTAACTCATTCTATATTTTATTATAATTTTTGGTCAATTCATATATATCACTTATTACATCAAGTATATCAAAATCTTTACTATCTGGGTTATATCTCACCCAATTACATTTTAATTCATTTGTTATTTCATATTGTCTCGTTTTCTCATATTCTTCATCCCTATTTTTATGCCCATTTTCATCACATTCGACAGCTATCTTATAATCAATGAAATATAAATCAATTCTATAATTAAATACTGTGTATTGTAGTTCCATTTTCTCTTTTTTGAATACTTTCATGATTTTTGATAAAGTGTCTGTTTCTTTTGATAATGCTTTATGTTCAACAATATTTATATTTAATAATTTTGCAATTTCAATTGTTTTTGGATTCCGCGAACTGCATATTATATATCGCAAACCATTTTCATTTATAAAAATACTATGTTTTTGAAAATTTTTAATTTTTTCAATTTCTGGATTTACAACATTTATTTTGTTGTATGATTGTTTATTATCGAGTGATATATTTTTAACAGCATCATGACATTTTTTATATTCTAGTGCTAATAATATTTGTTTTGCATTAAACCATATTTGTTTTTCATTATCAATGAATGATAATATTTTTTTACTATTGATTGTTACATAATTATCGTTAATTTTTTCTGCCAATGACATTTTTTATATATTTTATCATAATCACATTCGTTTAAATACATTTTTAATTCTTCATATGTAAATAATTAAACATCTTCACAAAACGATTTATTATATGACAATAATACTGACTTCAAGCTTATTAAGTGTATTATAATAACGGTGTCATTTTACGTTGTAAAATTATACATAATATGATTATCAAGGCCTGTGACAAAAATTGGTCACGTTATAACCTAAAAATTAAATGTATGTGCCGAATATTGACCAGTATAATGAAATCATAAATTGAGAACAATACTTGTATAATCGTTTCTATTGAAACTCAATTCTATGAATTGTTTCGATCTAAATTATCATTTTTCGTAGTCCTTTTTCTATAAATTTTGTATTTGTAAACATCTCTCATATTTTCACCAATCTTCTAATAACTCAATGACATCATCAACCTTGTAAGTTAGATCTTTCGACTATTTCATTTAATATTTCGTTCTTTTTCTTATTATTCCCTCACTAGTGAGGACATAGTTCATCATTCCAAATCTCATTGTGCTTGGTTATTTCCTTTGAGCTTAATAGCAATCTCTTTGTACGATTTCTTTTGTTTAATCATCTTGAAAAATATTTTATTATCTTCATCAGACCATTTCTTATTATTATTTGATATATCATATTTGCTCATTATATGTTACTTTGACATTATTATATTTTTGTTGTTTTAATGGATAAATTAATGTATTATTGTATTATTATTAATTATTTTATATGAATCAATAAAATATTTTATTTTATTTTTTATTTGTGTTGGCACAACATCAAAACAATAAATATTATCATCCACAACTATATTTTTGTGTTTTAATAATTCTTCTACGACATCAATATGACCACATCGACAGGCATAACAAAGAGCTGTATTTCCATTTATGTCTCTGTTATTCAACGAGTTAAAACCGTCAGTCGATATCAATAATTTCACAACATCAAAATTACCACACCAACATGCATTATGAAATGGCGTAGTTTCATTCTTAGCTTTTTCATTTAGTGAATTAAATCCATCTATTGAAATCAATAATTCTACAATATCAAGATGACCTTTAAAACAAGCCCAATGAAAGGGTGTCCAACCTTCATTATTCTTTTCATTCAAACTATTAAATCCTGCAATAGAAATTAATAATTTTACAACATTAATATTTCCTCTTTTACAAGCGCAATGAAAAGGCGTGTATCCATAAATATCTTTTTCATTCAATTTATTACTATTAAAATTGTAACTAAATATATATTCCTTTATTGGTTCAATATCATATTTTCTACATAATTCATGTAATATACCCATTATGTTTGTTGATTTATTACTTTTTATATATTATATACCACATAATATATAAAATCATTTTGCAACATATCATGATTTGTAATATGGCTCAAAATTTATTACAATTAGTCATATAATCCGTTCTACTAAAGTTGATATTTCTTGATATATTTCATAAAATTTCAACTTTATTTTCAGGAAGTAGAACGGTTCATAGACTCCCATTGAGTGATTTTTATTTACTTATGTATTAATACTCAG